ACGTCTCCTTCGATCCTCACGCATACGAAAGAACCGCACCTCCGATCATCGAATCTGAATTTCTTCAGTCCAACAATCGGGGTGCGGTTCAGTTCACATTTGTGGGGGCTTTTTTGTATTCGCTTATTTGAGATCCGCATCCCCGCCTGCCGGGCAATGCGCCATCTCCTCTCCATCGACGGTAAGAGCCAATGTCCAAGTGAGGTTCCCTTCCTCCTGGTGAATCATCGTGTCTGGAATATTGGTCTCGAATGTGGTCTGGTCGTCTGACGTGGTCCAACCAGGGTACGTGTTGCTCTCGTTGGTTTTTAGGTTCGTTATCTCACGCTTTGTCCCTTCTGTAGCTAGATAATCAGCAAGGTTTATCTGGTACCAAGTGCCGTCGTCTCCGGGATTCTTGATGAGGAACGTGTAAGCGTAAAACTGCGAGGCCGCCAAATCCTTGACTTTATCGTAACCGTCAATCGAGATTCCAAGGTATTGTCCTGTGGTTTCCAATCTGGCGGACGGCATCAAATCAGAATCGCCATCGCATGAGCCGGACAGTCCGCTTGCGATTGGCGTTCCGTCTTCTCCGCTGTCAGGGTCACCGCTTGCATATTCCTGCGAGTCCGTCTGATTGTCTGAATTCGTTGCCTGTTCTTCGTTGGCTGTGTCGTTCTCGCCGCACGCCACCATTGTCATCGTCAGCATTGCGGCCAGCGTTGCAGCTATCGTCTTCTTCATATATAAACTTTCCCCTCTCCAAGTTGTAGAATAACGCACATTCTACGTCGGCGTGATGGTTCGCCGGTAATCCTCCAACACCTGCGTGGTCACGTTGAGTTCGTCCGCGATCTGCCATTCGTACTCGTACATGCGTTCGAGTAGTGCGAGCTCGGCAGGGTTGACCAATAGGAGCGCTGTCTGCGTGCGGCAGCGTCGTTCCTGCTTCGAACGATCGTTCGCACAACCATCGTCGCCATGCTTCCAGTGCAGCAGCTCGTGTGTGAGCACGCATCTTTTCGCCGTGTAGGTAAGGCGCCTGTCAATGAGTATCACGCTGTTGGATGCGTCGTAGCAGCCCCATAGTCCGTCCGGCAGAATGGCGCTGGATACGGTGACGGACAATCCGGTCATGGACTGGTGCAGGGCCACCGCGGTCCGCGCGTTGAAGACCGCGGCGCAGACCCAGCTCGCCGTGGTCGGCACCGGCATGGTCGGCATCCTCGACGTCGACTGGGCGAACTGCCTGAGCGTCACGCTCATGGCCACCCTGCTGAGCGTCGTCACCAGCGTCGCCGGCCTGCCTGAGGTGTCGGACGGCGCAAGCGTCGCCACGCTCGGCAAGGCGTAACATTCGCGTGCAAAAAGCTCCTGCGGAATAATTCGCGCCCGTTTTTAACAAAACGGAAGCCCCTCTTCCGGCTTTTCGCCGCCGGGGGGCGTCGTTTCGTGTTTTTCGTGCAGGATGACGGTTTTCGAGCTTTTTCCAAGGATTGCGAATAATATGTGAAGGGTATGGTTGTCGCACATCAGGAGGAGTCGTGGACGATGAAGAGGATGAATTCGACCGCGCGGAAGACGAAGACGGACATGGCGGCGCGCGGTTTCCGCGATGGCATGATCGCGGGGCTGACGGGACGCGTCAGGAGGTCGGAGCAGCCGAAGGTCATGTCGGCGGCGGAGATTCAATATCGAGCGTGGAACAGGGTGGGGCGGCAGATTCGCCATTCGATGGACAGCCTGTAGGACATTCAGACATCGCGAGGATGGAGATGACCGCAATGAGCGGTCCTTTGCCCCCATCCCACGAGTTCGCATCCTACGAGAAGACGTTGCCGGGCGCTGCCGACCGAATACTCCGCATGGCCGAGGAGGCGCAGAAAGCCGACATCAAGGCCGACCAGGACATGAGGGACGCCTATCGGGAGGATAGACGCGCCGAGAATTGGGTGTTCAAGTTCACCTCGGCCATGTTCTCGACGGTGACGATCGCGGCTTTCGCATGCTCAATCGTGTTCGTGGCTCTGAAATTGGATTCGGCGGCCTATCTGAGCTTCGCCTGCACGTTCGCGTCGCTGATTCCGCGAATCGTGGAATCGTTCAGAGGTGGCGGACGGTCGAAGTAGTCCATGCATGAGGACGCCCCTCTTCCGGCTTTTCAAGGCCGGGGGAGGGGCGTCTTTTCGTTTTATTCGGACGTTTTGCGTTTGCGTGGCCTTCCTCCGCCGACCCCGCGCCCGGGCCTTGCGGCGTTCCACGCGTCGATGGTCTCTGGCAGCCAGCCGCGCGTGCGGCCTATTAGGGCGTCCGGTTGGGGGAGCTTGTAGTGACCGAGCGCGCCGGTCTTGACCCCGATCCGCTCGGCGAGCTGCGTGAAGCTGAGGTACTCAGTCGTCATCGCCGCCCCTCCTTGCCATGAGGAGCGTGGCGACGCACCATCCGCCCGACGCCAGACCGAACAGGCCGGCGACAATCGGCTTGCCGGACATGCCGGCGGCGAACGACGAGAGCGCGCAGGCGACGGCGCAGACGCAGAACAACGTGCTTGTCTTCATAGCGATCCATGAAATAGAATGGGAACCCGAAGGTTCCGGGCGGTACGAGCGCTCGGAACCTTCGATCATTTCCTATGCCTCGGCGGCTTGCGCCTGAGCGAAATGATGATCGCGGCCAGCGAGAGCACGTTGCTCACGATGGCGCTGACCGCGGTTGCGATTTCCGTCCATTTCATGCCCACCTCCTTTCCTTGGTGATATAACTATGGTAGCACTGCAACCATAATAACGCAAATCGGAAGGGTGCGGCGACACGCCTTTCCGAAGTCTGATGAAGTCCTGGAACTTGCCGCTTCCCGATGATGCAAGCACAAACTGTGTACCGAGGTCGGAATATACTTCCACGCATGTTACGAATCCCCGTTCCCGCGCCGCCGAAGGAACCGGCGCCGTCGATCTGCTCCGACTGGGGGCGTAACAAGCTGTTCTGGGTCGTCAATGACGATGCTAAAACCCTCGATGACGCGTGGGACTGCTACGTGAGCGACCAATTCGGCTCAGGCGAACAGGCCGACTATCTGGAAAGCATGGCCAGAGCGGAATTCGAAAACCGACTAAGCAGAGCCATGGAAGGACGGCTCGTCCCGATCCTTGAGGTCAAGGACATGATCCATGCCCCAGGCGTCTACGAAATCCGATGGCCTGAATGGAAGGACGAACGAGCACAACGCATCAGCGCACGGCTCTTCCACAAGGAACGCAGAAAGGAACGATGGATAGTCGGCGCGCGACTTATGTGCAAGAAGGGCACACGCGACGAAATCGAACTTTACGACAAACAGACGGGATTCGCAGTCCAAGCGGGGCAAATAGTGGACAGATGCCGTGACGATGGATGGACAGGCCTCACCGAATACCACCCCGATACCATAAACTGAAAACACAGCAGACGATGGAGAAAACATGAGAAAGCGTGGAACCAATTACAAGCATCTGCGCGAACGCGCGCGCAGACTCGTAGCCAACGACGACCAGCTTCTGGCTGCGCTCGCCGCCATGCGCGAAGCCAAGCACATCGATCCCGAGACCGTGTCGCAACGCATCGGCGTCACGGTGACCGAGCTCGAAGCCATCGACGGAGGCACCAAAGATCCCACCATGGGCGAGATTCGCCGTTACGCGCACGCGGTCGGTGTCATCATCGAACATCGAGTCGTCGACGATGACACCGAATCTGCTGCCGATTATTCAGAGCCTGTCGCGGTGACGCATGAGTGTGGCCAGATCGAATTCAGCTATGTCATCCATAACCCGAGCTACGGGCCTATCTCTCAAATCAGCGTGATGGGCCAAAGCGCGCAGAAAACCCTACAAGTGGAGACGACTCCGGCATGAGAACCATCACATCACTTTCGAAAATATCGGAACACAGCGAAATCCACTTGGAACACATGCCGAAGCAAGCGGGCTCATACGCATTTGACTTCCAGCTGAACGTGCCGCTCACGCATGCCGACGGCGACCTAGACGGGCCTGTATGCATCGACGCAAGCCTTAAGGTGGTTTCCCGGCAAAACGATCAGCCCCAAGGGGATGGCGGCGTGTGTTTCGAAATGACGCTCAACTACCAGGCCACGTTCCAAGAAGGCCAGTCAATCGAAAGAGACGAAGAGAAACAAGCCGTATACGACGCCATCTGGCCTTACCTCTATGACAACATCAACAACACCATGAGCCAGTACCCCATACCAACAATCCCGCCGATATACAGAATCCTCTCCGGAATGGACGCAAACCGTCAATAGCAATATGGCATCGTCCGCCCCGGCGCTCGTTGGCGAGCTCCGGGGCGGACGTCACTCCGCCGGATGCTTGCGTGGCCTGCCGCCGCCGACGCCTCGGCCCGGACGGTTGGCGTTCCATTGGTCGATGGTGTCGGGGAGCCAGCCACGGGCGGAGCCCGACGATGCACGTCGGCCCCGCCTCCCTTATACTTGGCAAAGTCGGCAAACAAGGAGGCGGCATGGCCTACACGATACGCCAATATGCGACGAAAAGCGGCAAACGCTACGAAGTGCGCTACCGCAAGCCGGACGGAACGCCCACAGGCAAAAGAGGATTCCGGCGCAAGATGGATGCGGATGCGTGGGGCGCGGCCAACGTGACCACCGCGAAAAGCGTCGGAGCATACATCGACCCACAGGCCGGAAGACGCTTGGTTGAAGACTTCTGGGTGCCGTGGCTGGCCGCGAAGAGGACCAAGGCCAAGCCAAGCTACGTCGAGACGCTGGAAAGGGCGTGGCGCGTGCACGTGATGCCGAAATGGGGCATGCGCGAGGTGCAGTCGATCACGCACGACAAAGTGCAGGTGTGGGTCAGCGCATTGTCCGAATCGAAAAGCGCGAGCGTCGTGCTCCGCGCCGAAGGAATCCTCCGCGCACTGCTTGCAAAAGCCAAGGCCGACAAGTGCATACACGACAATCCATGCGAAGATCTCGAATTGCCCAGGAAACGTCGCAAGAAGCACGTGTATCTGACCATCGACCAGCTGCTGGCGTTGGCCGACGCTTCCGACTGGCGCAGTTCGATAGTGCTCACGCTTGGATTGTGCGGTCTGCGCTGGGGCGAGCTGGTGGGGCTGCAGGTCGGTGACGTGGACTTGGACAGGCAGCGGATCCATGTGCGCAGGTCGGCCACCGAGGTCAATCATCAGATCGTGGTGGATGTGCCGAAGACGGGGGAGGAGCGCACCGTCATCTTCCCGCGCTTGCTGCGGCCATGCCTTGAGGATGCCTGCAGTGGCCGTCTGCAGTCCGACCTGCTTTTTCCCGACAGGCGTACCGGCTCGTATCTGCGCAAGACGCACGGGCCATGCATCACGTCGAGCTGGTTTTACTGGGCGAAGAAGCGCAGCCTGGGAGATGCGATCGCGGACTCGATGACGATCCACGACCTGCGGCATACGTGCGCCTCACTGCTGGTTCATGCCGGCGCGAATGTCAAGGCGGTGCAAAGGCAGCTCGGTCACAAGAGCGCGACGATGACCTTGGACGTGTATGCGGATCTCTTCGACGATGATCTGGATGCCGTCGGCGATGCGATGGATGGATTGCTGGCGAGGGCGATCGGCGACGGCAAGGGGCTGGCGGCTTGATTCGTGCCCACATTTTGCCCACGTCTTTGCGGTAAATGTAGTGATTTGGAGTGATTTGCAGTGAATTGGGGAAGTGGCGCAAACCGTTGGGAATAAAGGAAAAGCCGCCATTTCTGGCGGCTTTCAATCCGTGGAGATGCGGGGAATCGAACCCCGGTCCGATAACCGAACCCTCAGTCTTCTACGTGCGTAGTCTGCTGGCCGTGCGGCGGTTTTTCTGCCCCCATCGATGTCGCAGACAACTGATGGCGAGCATATCTACAGTAAAAGTCCCTTGCCGGCCCTGTGGCTCAGTCGACAAAGCAAGTCTTCTTAACGACGCTCAACATCCTC